ATCAGCAGAGATGTTTGTTCCAGAAGCAGAACAAGCACAAGCTGCTGTTTTAGAATCAAATATTGCCCAATTTAACGCAAGCAATGTATTGCAATCAGCAAGAATCAATTCCTCTAATCAAAGAGGACAATTAGGAGCGAATTCTTTTGGTAATACGATAGGACAAATTCAAGCAATTGTAATGCAAGCTTATATTGAAGCTCTAATAGAACTTGTAGAAATAGACGAATTATATAATGCGTTAATGAAGTTTCCTGGCGTCAAAATACTAACACAATTTATAAATGCAGCAAATTGCCCATCACCAGATGAAAACAGCAAAATTACATTTCTAAATTTTCTACATACATTAGAAGTTGATTGGTGTAGATTCCATTTTGATATTACCTTACCACCTTTACCTACACCCCCTGATTTATCTGCATTTTTTGCTACACTATGGAAATCATTAGCACAAGTAGCAAAAGAATTATTCCTCAAACTTATAACACAAATATTTTTTGAAATTTTATTAAAACTTTATGAAATACTTATAAATCTACTTTGTAAATTACTCGATACAGTGGCACAATCCGCAGCAGCAGCTTTAACTGGTGGAAATGCAGAAACAGCAATGCTGGATATGTTGAGAGAAACGTTTGGTTGTCCACCTCTTAATAATTCCGAACAAGAAGAAGCTTTATTGGATGCAGTTGCACAAATCTTTGTTGGTCAATCTGGCACAGCCGTTACAACAGCCGAAGTTGCTTCTTTCATGCAAAATACTTCATATGCATTAACTTCATACGAATTGGTTGATCTGCTAAAAGGAAAACTTTCTTCTGATAAACTAACGTACTTAAAAGACTTTTTAAGACTAACAGATCCAAAACTAGCTTCATTGTTCCCAGCAGAAAATGCGTTAAGTTCTGTATTTGCTACGCTTGGTAATCTCGTACCAGACAATATATTGCAAGATTATGAGGATAAAGCTACTGCTACAATAAATTCAGAATTTCCTGCGATTGCTTCCATCTGTGGAACTCCCGATACAATTGATAAATTTAAAAGGTTAAGAGAAGATATTCTTGGAGCAAAAGGTTTATCCGATGATGAAATAAAACATCAAATTGATGCAATGCACGATACAGCAGATAAGAATTTAGATTTTATTATTGATTTGGCAGCTAAAGGTGTAAATAATTATGCTGGTGAAAAAATAACAATCGCTTTATTAGGGGAAGGTAGTTTGACTAATCCTGCTTCTGCTTTATCTAAACCAAAATGTGAAACGTCAATCTATGGAAATGTTTACAGTTCTGCTACTGTAAAAGCTGCTGCAAGCACAACCAATAACATATTTTTCAATTCTCTTGTAGTAGCATACATGAATGATTTATTCAAAGAACCTGGATTTTTTGAGTCTTTTGGTCCTGCTCCTGTTGCTTTCTTAAACGGAGTTTTGTCAGATAAAAGTGGTCGGGACTTTGTTAAACACAATAAAAGAACAAACGACTTGTTTGGAAGAGTATACAACAATGCTGAACAACAAGAAGAATACGAATTAGCTCCTATTTTAAGTATATCAGAGCCAGAAGGAAGTTATTTCCCAGAAACTGTATCAAAATTAACACAAACTTCTTTAAAACAAACTTCCGAATTAGCAAATAATATTTTTTCTGTTCAAAACACTGGTTATAATATCAATAAAGCAAAAAGAATGATCTTTGGCAAAAAAGAAGATTTTTCTTATGTTGTGGATACAAGAGAAGCGGAAAGTATAAAGCAACCATATTTTTATACTATGTTGTATTCTCAATGTGTTTTGGACGCAGAAAGCAATATTTCTTCTAATAATTTAAGTAGAATAGCAATTATGAAAGGTACAGATTCTAGTCCATTTGATCTTATTTCTAAAATTATTCCTGATTTACCATCGGACCCTTCAAAAGAACCAATAACTAGCTCTCTTACCCTTGAAAATGGATTTTCTACCGAAAGTTATTTAACGATGTATCAATCCAGATTCGATTTAGATGATGGTATAAAAAACTTAAAAGATCAATACATACCAATAAGTTTAACTTATTCTCCACAGACGGATTCTTTCCTATCCTACATGCAACAAAAGCTTGATTTAGGAGAATATTCATCTTTATCAACTGCTAGTGTTGATATTTTCAATAATGTAGCAGATAAATGTATGAAATGGGTTATTTCTACCCTTACAAATGATGAAGCATATAAATATGGTTATGATTATAAAAAAGAAAAAATAACAATTGAAGATATTGAGCTTGACCCAGAAACATTAGAAAGAAAAACAAATAATCCAAGAGTTCAATTTTTAGATTATACAAAGTATGGTGGTACAGAAGACCAACCACCAGTTTATATTAAGCCAGCAACTAGAACTGGCTGGCTTGGTATAGCTGACTCAATAATCCCAGAATTATCTTGTCAACCAGAAGCAGAAAAACTGGTTAATTTTGAACAACTAAAAAGCTTATTATCCGATCTACAAAGTTCCTTGTCGGACGACCCAGCACTACAATACTCACCAGACTGTAGAGAAGTAATCCCATATCTTAAACCACTTTCATCTGAAATGGCGGCTAAATTACAAGTTGTTATAATTGCAACAATGAGAATATATATTGGGGAAGCAATCCTTAAATGTGTTCCATTATTTGATAAATTTGTAGTTTCATACGATAAAATTATTGATGAACTTTATTTAGATTACATAATCAAAAGATTAGAAGATGGTCTTCTTGATCAACAAACAGGTTTATTCTCAACTGGTGTTGTAAATGATGAATACTATTTACGCTTTTTAGAACAATGCGTGCAGATTGTAGGCAGAAAGAAACTAGCAAATGAAATAGAGCTTTCTGATACAGAACAAGCTGCTATGGATTCTATCAACAATATGATTCGTGATTTCTTTTTCGTTAAAGAAAGAGATGCTACATTTTTAGAGCAATTGAATAGTGTTCTTGGAGATTTGAAAGAATCAGCCTTGACATTGATGTCATATATTAAAACAAAATCGGTTTTTGATACACAAGAAAAATACGATGCATTTATTGCCATTCTGGAAGCGAAAGTTTCTGAATATCCAGAATTATCCGAGTATAATACAATGATTCCTTCTCTTTACGAGGTTTATTCTACTTCTGCTGATGAGAATGGAGTAGCTAGTTCTTCTGCAACAAGCGATATTATCAAAGAACTTAATAACCTATTATCTACTATTGGTTCTATACAGATTGCAACTGCCGCAGAAATGGACGATATGCTAAAAACTGTAATGAACAAGCTTAATAAGAAATCTAATCTTGCTATATTCTCTATAAAAGACATAAGAAGAGAAATGGTATATGAAGGGATAAGAAGAACAAGATACGAAGCAAAAATATTGATGCGTAAAATGTTTAAAGACGAATTTGACTCAATGGCTTCTAGTTTTGCTGCCAATGTTTATACAAGTCCAACTATCACCAATCTACGTAAATATTTCTTGGATTCTGATGACAAAATAATATTAAGAAATGTAAGTAGTTCATACTTTGATGTTGCTGCTGACGTGTCTGCTGATGATAATCCCTTGAACACACTTTCTTCTACCATAACAGTAGGAACTGGCTCTGTGAGCGTGTCAGGAAGCGTAGACTACATTAATAATACTAATGGGTATTTTATTCTTGAAAGATACATAAAACTTGAAGATAGAAGCTCTCCATTGTTAGGAACTACAATCCCTGATGATATTGTGAACCGCCCAGAAAGCATAAATGGTATTATAAATGTGCATACCTTTAAAGATTGGATTTCTACATTATCAACAGAAACTCAAAACACAGAAATGTTTAAACTTTTTGGAGATTTAAGTGTTACTGGTTCGCAAGAAGAAGGTTTTGGATTAACTGGTTCTACATTAGGGGTAAAATATGGTTTGCGTTTGTCTTTTATTCCGCCTGTCAACTACACTTTTGGTAGTTCAAACGCAGCGATAAACGAGAAAAAAGCTTATTCATTAAGTGCTGCTTATACTATTGATGGCAAACAACTAAAAAATTCATCTTATATTATCCCTGTTGTTGAAGTCGAAATAGATATGATTGATGATCTATTGGGTAATTTTAATCCAGATAATGGAGTAAATATCTATAATCATGATTGTCTTATCAAAGAGCTTTACGAAAATGACCAATTCAGATTCTTATTCTACTATTGCTTCCCATTACAAAAATATATGTCTGCAAACTGTGTTTTCGTTTCAGAAACATATTTAAGAGTCCTTGGATTAAGTGACGGATGGGTTGTACCACCAATAGTTTCTTACGATGATAAAAAACAAGATAGTTTAAGATTTACAAATTCTAAATTAGCAGCAACAAGACTATTTGATATTTATTATAATTGGGAAGATTATGATTCTCACAATGCCACTATAAAGTCCCTCACAAGCAATACAGACCCGTTGTTACAAACCATATCAACTTATTTAAGGCCAGTAGTCGGTGGACCTTGGTGGCCCTTCTTACAGCTATTATCGCCCAAGATAGTTAAAAGACGCCCATACGATGAAGAAGGAAACGACTGCGACGTTATAGACCGATAAAGGAGGTTTTTACATGCCAACAATTGCACCATTATTACCAATTTCCCGAGATGAAAGATACGGAGTTAGTGCTCATACTTCAATCATAGAAAATGCAAAACAGAATTTAAAAAATCTTATTCTAACAAATCCTGGGGAAAGAATTGATCCAGAATATGGAGTAGGTTTGAAGAGATTTCTATTTGAAAATATAACTGACGATACTCTCGACAATATCCAAAACAAAATTATTTCACAAATAAAAAAATACTTATCTTACATAAACTTATCTAAAATTGAAGTAAAACCATCAAAAATTTCAGAAAACGGTATAGTAATAAATATTCTTTTTTCTGTGTCTGGTTCTGCTGCAACAACCTTTACAGTTTCTGTATAAACTACTACTTATATTTTAGGACAACATCAAATAATGGCGAAGAGCAAACCAACTATCAAATATACTAGCAGAGAATATGATACTATAAAGCAAGAATTACTTGATTATGCTTCACGGTATTATGGCGATACAGTAAAAGATTTTAGTCAAAATTCGTTTGCTTCTTTGATGTTTGAAACTGTTTCTTATATTGGTGATACTTTATCATTTTATTTAGACTATCAAGTAAATGAATCGTTTTTTGATTCATCAAATGAATACGCAAATATTGTAAGATTAGCTAGACAACTTGGATATAAAAACAAACTAGCACCATCATCAACTGGTGTTGCAAGTTTTTATGTTTCTGTTCCAGCAGCATCTACTGGATTGGGACCAGATACAAGATATATCCCCAATTTATTAAGAGGATCATCTTTTAAGACTAACAGTGGCATTAATTTCGTACTTACTGAAAACGTACAATTTAGCGACACAAACAATCTTGTCATTGCTTCAAAAGTTGATGATACAACTGGATTACCAACTGAATATGCTATAAAAGCCAGTGGAAGAATTGTCTCTGGACAAAATTTTAGAAAAACATTCACAATAGATGAGTTTGTTAAGTTTCGTAAGGTCAGTATAGGAACTGCGAATGTAGCTGAAATAACATCAGTATTAGATGCAGAAGGAAATCAATATTACGAAGTTGATTCATTGGCACAGAATATTATTTATTCTGAAACAACTAATCCTAGTGCTTTAGCTGATGGCATTGCCTCACTTTTGAAGCCATATGTAGTAAGCAGAAGATTCACAATAGAAAGAACAGCAAATGATACATATATCCAGTTTGGACACGGTTCTGACGAGCATATAAGCTCAAATAACGATATTTTTGATCCAAAAAATACAATTCTAGAAATGCACGCTAAAAACTACTTTTCCGATACAGAATTTGATCCAAACAGATTAGTAGAAAATGATAAGTTTGGAATTGGTCCATCAAATACAACGTTGATTGTCACCTATCGTGTAAATACTACAAACAATGTTAATGCTGCCGTAAATGCTCTCACTACTGTCCAAACAACAGAATTTACATTTGCTGACGAAGCTAATCTTTCAACAAATCTTAAAAATGCCGTTAAAACTTCGTTAGAAGTAGATAATGAAAATCCTATTATTGGATATTCCACTGTATTATCTGCTGACGAAGTACGTATAAGAGCATTAAACCATTTTGCTACACAAAATCGTGCAGTTACAAAAGAAGATTACAAATCGTTCGTGTATGCAATGCCAGCTAAATTTGGTTCTGTTGCAAGATGTAATATTGTAAGAGATGCAAACTCTATTAAAAGAAATTTAAATTTATATCTTGTATCCGAAGACCCTAGCGGTTATTTGATGACAACAAACAACACCATTAAAGAAAATTTAAAAACTTGGTTGTCAAGAGTTAAAATGATCAATGATACGATTGATATTCTTGACACAAGAATAATAAACATTGGTATTAGATTTTCTGTTAAAGCAACCCAACAAGATAATAAATACATAGCATTAAGCGATGGCATTAAAGCAATAAAAGATAAATTCAATAAAAAGTTTGAAATCGGAGAACCAATATATATAACTGATGTTCAAACAGCTTTACAATCTGTGTCTTCTATCGCTGATGTTAAGAAAATAACAATTTTCAATAGAACAGGTGGTGTTTACTCGGATATAAGTTATAATATTGATATGAATAAGTCTGCTGATGGTAGATATGTCACATTACCAGAAGATCATATTTTTGAAATCAAAAATCCAAACGCTGACATCATAGGAACCGTATCATAATGGCTATAAGAAGATTTTATGCAGAAAAAGACAATTCTATAACAAATGCTTTTAGTTCAGACTTACGATTATCTGATTTAATTTATTCTGGCTCTGAAACAGAATCTAGTACTAATTTAACTAGAGCAACTGGCTCTAATATGGGTAAAGCAGATATATTAGAAGTATTTTCTTCTTATTTGACAGGATCTGTTGTTGAGGCGAATGAAGCACAACAAATAATGAGATTTTTGATTCAATTTCCTATTACAGAAGTAGTAGCAGATAGAGCAGCAAAAAGACTACCAGCTTCTGGAAGTACTAATTTTTATCTAAATCTTTACAACGCACCACATAGCGATACTACTCCATTTGAGTTTACACTACAAGTTTTACCACTTTCCAGATCTTGGGAAGAAGGTCGTGGTCTTGATATGGATGGTTATACCGATAATACTTATGGTGGGTTGGGTTCAAATTGGAAGAATGCTTCAAGTGGAACTGCTTGGACAAACCAAGGTGGAGATTATTTAGTTTCCCCTTCATATACTCAATATTTTGAAACTGGTAGAGAAAATTTAAGTATAAATATTACATCTTTGGTGGAACAATGGATTTCAGGCACTATTCAAAATTATGGAGTATTAATAAAATTAAGTTCAAGTAATGAAGCTTATTATTCTAATTCCTCTGGTGTTACATCAGCATCTGTTCCGTTTAATCCTAATGGTGCAACCACAAGTTATTATACGAAGAAATTCTTTTCAAGATCTTCTGAATATTTCTTTTATAGACCAACTTTAGAAGCAAGATGGAACGATGCGATAAAAGATGAAAGATCTGGCTTCTATGTCAGTTCCTCTAATCTTCCTGCAAGCATGAACCTTCATGCGATTTATTTATACAACTATTTCCGTGGCAAGTTATACGACATTCCAGCGATAGGAACTGGATCGGTATACGTAAAAATATTTACTGATCCAACTGGAAGCACAACTATAACTGCTACTCCAAATAATCCGATTACTGGTTCGTGGGTAAAAACAGGTGTGTATAAAGCTTCTTTTGCTCTTAATACGACTGCTTCACAAGTATTTGATAGATGGTTTGATTCTACATTAACTACTTGCTATCAAACAGGGGCCATCGATATTATAGACTTTGAAACATCTCAACCTGCTCCATATCAAAATTATGTAAACAAAATAACAAATATGAAGCAGTATTATTCGAAAGATGAAATTGCAAGATTTAGAATCTTTACAAGGGATAAAAATTGGAGTCCCAATATCTATACCGTAGCAAGTTCATATGTAGAGCCAACGATAGTAGAAAGTGGTTCATACAAAATTTTTAGAACTGTTGATGATTTAGAAATAGTGCAATTCAACACAGGTAGTGAAAAATATAGCGAACTTTCATATGATGTATCTGGAAACTATTTTGATTTTAATATGTCAATATTAGAACAAGGGTATAGTTATGGTATAAAGCTTGCTTATTACAACGGAGATATTGATTCTTATGTTGAGCAACCAGAGCTATTCAAATTTAAGGTTATTTAAGAAATAAAATGAGTTTAAAAAATATATTCTCTAGTTCACCAAAAATAGTTGCTTCTCAAAGTCTTGACACCGCTGGTACGGAAGTAGAATCGGGTGATTTTATAACCGAAAAAGTCACTGACATACAAAGATTTATACCTCCAATTGATTATGAAGATCCTAAAAACTTTGCAAAATTTGGTTTAGCTCAAAAATACTATAATGATGCTTATGTAAGAATTTCAAATCAATATCCATACGATGGTTCATTAAAAGAAAAAACACAATTCTTTAATACATCATCAAACTTTGATAAATGGATATTTGATAATAAATATCCAAGATACACAGGATATGTAAACTTTTCTCCTACTGGCTGGGGATCTTTAAACGGTTCAAAAGTATCTGGATACGGTTTACCAGCTACTTTAAACTATATTTATATCAAAGGTGGTCCAAACACATCTGGAAGCACATTAGTAGATAAGTTTAAATCTTCTAATTTTTATTCCGAAGAATATAAAAGAGCAAGCAATTTATACTACGATTTAAGTGGTAGTGGTGTGACCGTAGAATTTTGGCTTAATAAGCCAGCATTTGATTCTACAAAAACTGAAAAAGAAGTAATATTTGATTTATGGAATAATATTGCTTCTTCTAGTACAAACTACGCACGTTTAACCATAGAACTTACAAGTTCAACTTCCGATACATCTGCATTTTATATAACTGCACAATCTGGAACAGCAGGTTATTTTAGACAAAAACTTGGAAATATAACTGTTGCACAATTAACCTCGTCTGCTTGGCAACAATACTCTATTATTTTAGAAAACACAGGCTCCAGTATCAATACACAGTTTTACGTAAATGGCAATTTAAATAATAGCTTCATAACAGGTACAGCACTTTCTCCGGTTACTGGTGCTATGTTGGCAACCATTGGCTCTTTGGTAAATGCTGTTTCTGGTACGGCTACTTCAATAGGTTATGGTAAGCTTTCTGGTTCTATAGATGAATTTAGATACTGGAAAACCGCAAGAACTGAAAAAGATATAAAATATAACTGGTTTGTCAATGTAAACGGTGGAACAAATACTGATGATGCCAATACTGATTTGGGTGTATACTATAAGTTCAATGAAGGCATAGTTGGAACATCATCTTATGATGCAGTAATACTAGATTATTCAGGTAGAACATCCAACGGTACATTTATAGGATATGTAGAAGAGTGCAGAGATACGAATTCCGCTTTATCAATAAACGGTTTCTCTGAACCACTTGATCCTGTTGTATATCAAATCCATCCTCAATACACATCGTCTTTACAAACACTAGTTGATGATAGTTTTGAATACGATACGGAAAATAACGCAGCAGTTTATAACTATCTTCCACAATGGATCAGAGAAGACGAAGATGCCAACGGTGAAGGTCTATTACCAAATTTAGTTCAAACAGTAGCAGCATATTTTGATAATTTATATCATCAAATTAGCTATATTAATAAGATTAAAAATATAAACTACACAAGCGGCTCTGATAAACCAATTACATTTGCGAACAGACTACTTGAAAACTATGGACTTGTGACACCAGAACTATTTGTTGATGCTGAAATAATTGAAACATTTGCAGACAGAACTCCACAATTAATCTACAGTAGTTCTTTATCAGACATAAAAAACAAAATATATATTAACATTTACAACAATATAGTTAATATTTTAAAACAAAAAGGCACAGAAAAAGCATATAGAAATTTAATACGTTGTTTCGGTGTAGATGCAGATCTTATAAAGATGAATTTATATGCCGACAATACAACATACACCTTAAAAGACAACACATATTCAACAGCAGTTAAAAAGAAATTTGTGGACTTTAACGATGTAGATAGATTTGATACTACTGTTTATCAAGCCTCTGACACATCCATATCAAGCTCACTCTCTTATATCCCCGGAAACATTTCTGCTTCTTATATGGGTCTTACTGCTGAAACAGAAGTAATTTTCCCATATCGTTTTCCAAAAGGAAACCCACTTTATATACCATACTTGTTTCAAAGCTCTTCTTTACTTGGTATGCACCAAGCAAATTCTTCAAGTGCTTCTGATTATACTTGGAATGGTACTGATGATATTAACTTTCAAGTATATGCAGTTAGAACAGAAGAAGAATCACCAAATGTCTATTTCCAGATAAGCAACTACAATAATAGTCTATTTTTAACTTCTTCCGCATATACTAATGTATATGATAATACAAAGTGGAATTTTGCGGTCAGAGTAAGACCAGACAAATACGAAAACATTGATTTGGTTTCACAAACTAGTGCATCAACTTACACTCTTGAATTTTATGGTGTTAAAACAAATCTTGATACTGTTGAACAAGAATTTATGCTTACTTCAAGTTTGTCAAATACGCAAGGAAAGAAGTATTTTACAAATGCAAAAAGATTTTACATTGGTTCTCACGTTTTAAACTTTACATCTTCACAGAATGTGTTGACAAGAACTGATACTAAAATCTCGACTTTAAGATATTGGCAATCTTATTTGGACAACGAAGCTATTAAAGCACACTCAAAAGATGCTTCTAATTATGGATCTTTAAATCCATATAAAAATGCTTATGTTCCATCATTGACCAGTATAAGTGGTACATATGTTCCACAAATTGAAACACTAGCATTAAATTGGGATTTTACAACAGTATCATCTTCTGATACAGGAAACGGTAATCCAACTAGCAAAGTCGCACAATTTACAGTTCCAGATTCAACTTCTGGCTCTCTCGACACTTTAACTCGTTATGGTTGGTTGGGAGACATCTTAAACCATCAATACACGGGCCGTGGAGATTTTTTCCTTCCCAATGAAACACAAGTAGTAAACACTGAATATGTTTTCTCCGCTAAACAACAACTTCCAGAAAGTTTAGATACTCTCGACACTATTCAAATATTACAGCAAGACGATCTTGCGTTCACCAGAGAGACAAGACCAGCAAACTATTTTTACACATTTGAAAAGAGTATGTACCAAAACATTTCAGAAGAAATGTTAAATATGTTTGGAACCATTGTGGAGTTTAATAACTTAATTGGAGAACCAGTAAATCGTTATAGACAAGAATACAAGGATATGGCAAAGTTAAGACAGCTATTCTTTGAAAAAGTTCAAAACGTTCCAAGTCTTGACAAGTTCATAGATTTTTATAAATGGCTTGACTCTGCAATATCAGTATTTATCACACAACTAACACCAGCATCTGCGAATGTCTCGGAAAAAATATTCAACGTTGTTGAGAGTCATATTCTTGAAAGAAACAAATATTGGAATAAGTTTCCAACGATAGAATTCAAAGGTACAGATCCAGAAGCAGGTATACAGTCAATAAACAAACTTCTTTATAACTGGAGATACGGCCATAGACCATTAACGGGTTTAGAAGCAGATAATGCTGACTACTGGCTAAATAGAGCAGAAAGAGACACTACTCCTTTATCTTCTTCTATCTCTGCTTCCAATTCTAGCAGAAGTAGAATACTTTCTGTTGCTACTTCTGTATTAAACAGAAGCTATACAACACCTATGAGATATGTTGTAGATCAACCAAAAACCATTAGAGGTGGAACAAACTTCCATCAAAATAAGAATATTGAGTTTTTAAGAATTGCAACTGCTCCTCATGGACCAATGGATGCAGATTCAGTTATAAACGTGCCAGCAAACATATTGTTTGTAGGAGTTAAAAACACTGGTTCATTGATAAAAAATATCAATGATGTCAAGAATCCAAATGAAAAAATAAAATATAGTTTTGATGTTATACAAGGTAGAGATTATCTTTCTTCTTCATTGGGATATGGAGAAATATTAAAATCAGATATAGCAATACCAGCAAACTTTATAAGTGGAAATATAACATCTGGTTATAATGCCGAAGTTGCTTCTAATTTCATGCAAGGTGTCATAATAACGAACTTGCACAATGATTCTTATGGTCCAAGTAAAGAAACTCCAATTCAAGGTCCATTTACGAATACATGGGTTGGAGGTCTACAATATAGACACGTAGATATAAATCGTGGTTCTGACAATTATACAACCAGACCAGAAGGCTGGATGTTGCTATTAGGAACAGGAAGTATAACAAGTTCTGCTTATCAAACAGCATTAGGCTTTGTTGGTGCCGACTACCCATACCCAGAAGGAAACCCAGATGAACCTTCGTATCCTGTAAGAGATCACGCAAGAGGTTATTATTACAGAGAAGAAACGGTTAAAAGACCATTAAACATTCGTAATATTTCTTATTCTACTTCATCTTACAGTTTAGGTAATTATCGTTTTAATTATGAAGTTTTAAGCTCTGTTGGTAGAACAAATAACAACATGTTATTAACCGACGAAACTGGAACAGTGAATTTAGCACAAACAGAATTAAGAGGAATAGTTAGAACTGCTCCAAATAGTTATGGAGTTAATTTTACTCTTCCTACTAGACCTGCGTACAAAACAATAATTGGAAATAGATTCTCTGCTCCTGGCGAAATAAGAACACTTTCAAGAGGCTATTTAAATCGATTTGCAGAAGAAATGTCTGCTTACAATGCAATGCCATTTAGAAACAAGCAAGTGATTGGTGATGCAAGAAGAGTAAACGATAGTCTTACTATTGAAGAAATTGGTAATATAATACCAAATATCATAACAGGAGCAATAGGCATCCCATATAATACTTTGTTGGCAAGACATTCAGTATTCGGTGGATTTCAAAGCGGTTCTTCTGTAATCCCATCTATTCACAAAACAAACAAAAATCCTGTCTATGTTTACAACGATAATGGAGCAAAAGCAATTAATGATAATGGTTTTATCTCACATCAAATACCAAGAAAAGATTCTGGCTATTCTTGGATAGTTGCTTCTTTGACCGCAGGAATTACAAGTGGAAATGTTGCAAACTTTGGCTTTGTTAATAATTTCGCAACTGTTCCAAGTGGAACAACTTCAACCGTTCAAACTCTTCCTTTAGTATCGGTTTCCGATGTTGGTCTTAACGCAACAGGACAGTTTGTTGTTACTGGTGCTGTTTTATCCGTAGATTCAGTAGGGTTAAATACAATATTTTCAGAACAAGTAACAGTTGATACTCTTGGCACAACTGGTTCATTGACCAACGCTACTAGTTCATTGGTCACATCAATAACAAATTCTGGTGCATTATTTAATGCTCTTATGATAAACAGAAATGGTCTTTATCAATATCCAACATTCAAACAAATATTTAGAAACAATCATCCCGTTGTAAAATATCAAATAAACCACACACAAATAGGTGCGCTTAAAAGTTTACCACAGCTTGAAGTAGGCAATAATAATACAATTTCATTAGTAGGAAGAAAAGAAAATAGATTCTTTACAGAACCATTTGTTATTTATAGAAAACCATTAATAGCTTCACTTGGTTATGACGACGGAAAAAACAAGAGCAATGTCCAAATAACATTCAGTAATCAGAATGAAACAGAATATTTCTGTAATGATGAACTCAACTTTTTACTTGGGTTAGTTCAATGCGAAAGAAAATCTTATAATAAAATATCCAAACTTTATTTGAAGGGTGGTTTAGAAAGCACTTTAAACCCAATTAATAAATTTAACATTTTGAGATATGAAGAAAGTATTTATCCAGCAGCAATAAACAAATTCAAAACTATTGTTAGAAAACGTACAAATTACGATAATCAATTTTGGAGAGATCTTCAACGAGAAAGAATCTCTAGTAATCTTGTTTCTTCCTTTGGTATATTATCACAAAGTATGTGGGCATTGGATGCTGATGAAGATTTTAATATTAGAACTACTGTTAGATCTGGTTTAATTGGAAATGGCTCTGGTATACTACAAAATAACCATGTGTTCTATTCTCCAACTGTTGTTTCCATTGCCAACAAAAAGATTTCTCCATTATACGCAAGAAAACACATGATCCAACATACTTCTTCTGTAAATGCGGCAACAGGTATTCAAAAGACAATTTTGACCAGTTCTATTCCAATAGGATTTGGAGAAGCAAAATGGACAGCTAATACAAATGCTGTAGTCTTGAATGCCGATGGAACCCAAACAAGCTCTTCTATAAATCCATTTTATGATTCTTACGATGATTACTCTGACGATTTATTCTATCTTGGTAAAAATGGTTCACTTATACCAGAATTCAGAATAGAGAATAATGTTAGTAAATATTTAACTACCAAAGATGTTAATGTTCTAAATAATTTTAGTATTATTGGTGCAGACACAAATTATTCTGGAAATACATCAAATACGTTTTATAGAACTTATACAAACTCCGAATTTATGAAAAACTTTTCGGTGGTTAGAGATGAACACAAAGAAATAGTAGATCCAACAAAACTAACATTAGAATGTAATGCATATATTAAATTCAATGCATATAAGGGATTTTTTCCTGCTGATAGAACAACACAACTGTCAGAACAATTTTCTAGTTCTTATCTTCCTTATGTTTCTTCTTCCGTTGCTTCAAGTAGCTTCCCTGATTCAATAAAACATAGAAATTTCATCACTCCATTTATAACACCAGGGTTATTGTATAATACAATAAAGTCTGGTATTGCAGTTGATTATGCAATTTTAGAAAAACCAGTGTTTAATAATTCTGACGCAACTTCATTGAATTATCAAGCTATTAATGTAGCAAATTATAATGGTTCTGGATCTAATTATATGATAGTTGCAAAAGAAGAAGCAGATGCAACAATCGACAGACGTTTACCATTCGAAGCATTACTGGAACCAGAAACCTATGTTAAGAACTATGTTCTTTATGATTTTGAATCGCATCCATCAGCAAGTACAAATGTTAGATACGAAGTATATGCAACACCAGAAACTAGTTCAAAGTCTAAACTAGCTTCTAACGGAGATACGCAATACAAATACATGGTTAATAACTTCTTATCCGAAGTCGTTGATTTCTTTTTACAAGACAATAAGCTTTCTTCGATTTCATCCAAACCAGAAAGTTCATTAAACTTGTTCCTCAATTCCGGTTCGGTTTACGGAGCGAGATTAAAAATGTATCGTTCAATGAACAAAGCGAGAAACTATTACCCATCTGAATACGAACTTCCACAAGACCCAGATGCAAATTTCGATGCAGTTGCATTGGCAAGTGTTAATGGTGCTAATGCTGGTTATGTCAGTACTTTGAGATTAGGTTATAGCAATAATACTGGATTGTCAGAAACATTCACGATGTATAGCCGACCATCAGGTTTTGGACCAGATTTTGCAGGTTCAGATTTAAGTTCTTCAACTGATGCTTCTTTACTATTAAACACAAACCCAACCACTTCTTATGCAAGAGATGCCAGAACTGGTTTCAATCCAATATATACTCCACCCTACTATTACGGTGAAGCTTGGGCAGATATTATATTTAAAGTTACAACAAGCAAAGAATATAGAATCCAAGAGATAATCAATGAAAGTACAATTAATTATTTAAGATTTGATACGCAAGACACACCTTGGACCGGATCAGCAACTGGTGGTGTCTCTGGAACTATTAAAGTGTGGTCCCCCACTAACAATACGGGTAGTAATCCGGGCAAGTATTTTATGCTTTCTAAAAATAGAGTAAACTCCAATTCCATGCAATTAAGTGCATCTTTGAATATCCAAAATTATAAATCGGTTGCCGCTACTGATATTCAGGATATTAACGCAGTTATTAACACCATCGATAGAGTACCAGAAAATACTTACATTTGGAATATTGAAACAAAATTTGAGACTCCAATGTTGAACTTTGCAAATGTTTCTATAAATAGCGATGAAAGTGCGACTGATGGTTCGGAAACTATTCCTCTTGGAATGTGGCATCAATTTGGCAAAATACCACAAGATAATGAAGGTGTTTACATGCAAGTGCAATCAATACCAAAAGATTGGCTAAAATATAACCCACTTGCTTCAACCTCTACTTATTACAATGGCTCTACTTCAATTCAAGATTTGACAAAACTTGTTGGTTTTTCGAACATACCAGTAAAACTTGGAAAAATTCAAAAAACAAAGAAAGTTTACGAAGCAATAGTTGCCGTCCCATTTATTGAAGAGGGTGGTATAAAGAAGTTCTTTGAAATACCAAAAGAGGTGGTAGATGTATTGTTAGGGGTAAAACCAGCAAATTCTTCAACAGATCCAGGTGATTCTTTAATCCAGATGGTTTCTTACCTTGATAAATATGTCTTCCCACCAATGTTCGATTTTAAGAAGAACTCGTCAATTACACCAATTTCAATGTATGTATTCGAATTTGATTATGATTTAGATCAAAACGATCTTTCTTACATCTGGCAAAATTTACCTCCTGTAAATTCTCGTAAAGTTGAAAAGAAAACAGCATCTATTTCTCACAAACTTCTTTATAACGAATTGATGGGCCATGCGAATGCTTTGAAAAATCAAACAATTGATTCCAATATTCAATGGATGGTTTTTAAGATTAAACAAAGAGCAAAATATGATTATAGCAAATATTTGAGTAGCAAAAATATTAATGGTAATAATAAGAGTGTTTCAAACGCTTTATCGATATTAAATAATGAAAATGAAAACTTATTTGAAAATGTTGAATATAGTTACAATTGGCCCTACGATTATTTCTCATTAGTAGAACTAGCAGAAATTAAAGCTACAATAGATTTTGAAAAACCAGATGATATTTCATCTGATAAAATATTTACTTCAAACAAACTAACATCTACTAATGGGAAGTCTATGAAACAAGTTGATTTATCAGAAGCTTCGAATATAGCAACTAATACAAATTTGTTGAATCAAATTACTGAAACTTTATCTACTTCTGCGACTGAAACAAATAAATCCATTAGTACTCTTGCTTCAACATTATCAAAAGGTATTAAATAAAAAATGACTTTTTTCAATAAAAAAGAAGAAGTTTTAGATTTGCAACTTACACAGTATGGTAAACAGCTTTTGTCGTTAGGAAAGTTTAAGCCTGTTTACTATAACTTTTTTGATAATAACATCCTATATGATACAAAATATTCTGATGTAGCGAACGAAAATATAACGTCCATTGAATCAAGAATTCAAGATGAGACACCATATTGTAAAACTCAATATGTTTTTTCTAGCAGAGAAACAGCTATGAAATCATATATTGAAACGAATAGAAAAAGAATAGCGAACGAACCGGATTCTGCTGTATTATCGTTTGCAAATCCAGCAGAATCAGCATATACACAAACCCTTCCATTGGGAAATGCAGAAATCGGTAATCAAGAAGCACCAGTTTATTCAGTTGTATTTTTGAATGGAGAATTATCGGGTTCAGTCACAACGGCATATTCTAGTTCTTATTCCCGACAAAAAATTCCACAACTGAATGCAACAATAAAGTTTAAGATTAAACCAATCAACATAGAAGATGTAGGTGTTCCAACTACAAAAACAAAATATCAAAACGGGTTTGCTGAAACAGAAACTGTATTTCAAGTTACAGAAGAATATTTGTTGTTACAAATAACTGAACAAAATGCAGAGTTTGAGAAAGAAAACTTTGAGATAATACCGTACCTTGTTGAAACCATTTCTAATAATGGTGTCTCTGACGCTATTTCTTCCAGCTACGAACAGCTTATTCCACTTCCATTCGAAAAAACTATGTATCAAAACGAAGATGGCACAATAACAATAAACAATCTACAAACACCAGAATTTCTAGAACATTATTTTACCGTTTTAGTGGACGAAGAGATCCCAGAAGAACTAATTTGTGAGTCAGTTGAAAGAATCAAAAAACTTGATGATTTGCTTGATAATGATTTCAATTGCGAAGATATTGTCAACAAACTATCACCTATCAATATTTATCAGTCCAATATTACTGATGATGATATTGAAAAATGTGAAGTCTCGATATAAACAACAATAAAAATGCGTTTTATAACAAAAGAACTTACAATAGGGTATACTTAATACATGGCAGTTTTATTTGACGGTGTAGAAAACTTGGCTGGCAAAAGTTTGCCAAATGTTAAAATTGATAATATTAAATTATCAATAGCGCAAGATCCAGAACCAGAATCAAATCCACACATCAATAGTAGTCGTGAAGTAACAACAACTGGAATTTCTAAAAATAAAAAGATACAAAAAACTAATGGTGCATCTTCTACAAAAGATTTATATAATAAAAACTTTTATCTAGATATAACACTATCAATTATTGATGTCGAAAACTCCGGTCAATCCTCAATTTTAAATCAAATTAATTATATGGATTATGTCTACGTCAAAGTAATCCAAAGTTTTAGTAAAAATCTGACGGATGAGCTTTCTACAAATAACTTTCCCGTTGATTATACCACATTGAAAAATGTATCTGACTATACAGAAAAGATATTTAAATTAAGTGATTTTTATAATAATAAAGTTTTATTTCTTGAAAATACAACAGCAAAAACAAAATTTTATAAACATACAAAACAAGTAAGATTTACTTCCAAGAATCCTATCAAAGAATATCTTGATGTTTTTGCTTATTCTTATGTTGATATGGATGAACTTATTAATTCTTTTGAATTAAATATGAAAAGCGATTATGAGATCAAAGGTTATGTATCAAAAGAGAATGTTATTGCCGAGAAGAAAACAATCACTGATTCTTTTATTCTTGTTGATCAAACTAGCAATATTTTTATTGGAACTCCGATAAAAGGTGCAAATGGAAAATTCTTAAAACAAAAAGCATCTGGCTCTGGTATAACCAACGAACCATTAAACGTTGTAAAAATAACAAACAAGAAAATTATTGATGGTAGAGATATAGAAGAATTAGAAAGACAAGCAAAAACAAATATTGAAAAACCAAATTCTAAAAAAATAACTGATGAAATAAGAAGAAAGCAATTCGAACATAGAACTTCTTATCTGTCGGAGCTTTATACCTCTAAACAGAGTAGCAATACATATTCTTCTTTTTTTGTATTTGATATTATTTCTTATCTTAAAAAACAATCACAAACTCCCGACATTTATGATAATACAAAAATCTATGATTATATAAAAATTAAAAAACTAAATCTTATTAGAAAAAGAGTAAAAACTGTTGACTCAATTGTTCAAACGTTTGACGAATATACTCCAAACAAAACTATTATTTCAACGTCGGAAACTTCCTACAATAATTTAACTACAAAATATTCTTTTTACGATCAGTACAATAATTTGTACACAACATCGCTCGATGAACTAAAGAACGGTAATTTTAATTCTTCATTGCCAACAACAACCACTTTTACCGATTTAAGAAAGGTTGCTGCTATTTCACAAATAGAAGTACCAAACGCTAAAACTTTTAGATGTTTTACTTTTACTGACTTTGAGATGAGAGGACTAACTACCGGAGAATACCAG